GGCCTAGCAGTATTACGCCAATCCATTCAATAATTGCTGTTTTCATAATTCCCCCTAAGTTAAAAAAACAGGACAAGCTGCTTAGTCGTACACCCTCGGCTTATTGAGCTGAAGTATGCTTGCCCCGTGTAAAAAGTATCAGATCGAGCCTCTTAGATTTCCGTATGGAGAGGTACTTTGCTGAATAACGCCCGACCTGATGTAGAAACTATAATTTAAAAAACCACAAAAAAACCATCTTGTGCAAAATATATTTTATGTGTTGCTTTTAGGCAACATTAAGGTGGGGCTGAGACCTCACGGAAGGAATTTTGGCGGGGGATCACCAACCCAGCCCCAATGAATATTATACGACCAATCCGCTTTTTATTTGGTAATAGCGCAAAAGGTGGAAAAAGCACTTTAGGCCTTTCTGCAAGTCCATTTCCTCAATCTCGCAGACTTTGACTTCATTAGTCAATCCGTTGACAAAGACAATAGCGCACCTAGCGTCTGAAAGCCCCAAGAGTTCTCGGTAGGCAGCTAATTGTAGTATATGATCCTCGTATGGAACGACCTTTTCCAAAGGGACTTCTTTTGTCTTAAAATCTGCAACTACGGGGACTATGCCCTTAACTTTATCGCCTTTAGCGTGTAAGTCCACTTTTCCAGCAAATCCTAGCTCATGGCTACCAGACTTCTCTGTAACCCATAGGCGATTGCCAAACGAGGCTTTTAAGGCGTTTTCTGCATTACGGCAATACTCAGGTATTTCAGGCAATAAAACTTGGCTAAAAAAGGCTTCTAATACGCCATGAATCTGTGTTCCTCTATCGGCTGCATCCCTGCCTTGTGCCTTAGAATCGTTGAGAACTCGGTCTAAGTAATCTTCCTCAGACTCGCCCTCATTGCGTGGTAGCGTTAAGGCTGCAAGGATAGCCTGCTGCTGAAGCCAATTTTGGAGTCCAGGCTTTGCCGCCACACCGAGAATGGTAGTAACGCTCGGTAAAAGGCCCAACTTTTTTGCATCTCTAAGAGTCGTGTTGCGGAATCCTTTTCCATCGGCTCGTTCAATCGTATAGGCTGGCTCTCCATCTTTGGTGTACCAATGGCCTGATTCACTCTTTTGTTCCTGCATTTTTTCTTCCCCTTTTTGGTTTTACTGCATCCGTGTGTATATCGTATGTTGTTTCTTGGGCAACAGTTGTAGCTTGTGGAGCAACAGTTATTGTAATGCCTGGTTCTTCATACTCTACAGGAATTTCTTGTCCGCACCAGTCCTGTGGCATTTTATTAATCACCACAGGGTTGAGCTTACAAGCTCCCATCATATCGTTTTGATTAAATACAAAAAACTTACATACTCGGCAAGTCATTTAATTCCTTTTGCGTAATCAAGGATACGTTCTGAATCGTAATAGTTCTCGCACATATTGGCAGCAACGTGCAGAACCGCATTAATTACAGCAGCTAAATCTTCCGGTGTAAAGCTGATAAGCAGTTGCTCCTCATCTACACCTACTGGCTGCCAACTTATTTTAGAGCTTTGCTCAACAAGGTTTTTAATTTGGTTCTGCATAGTGTTCTCCTTTAGAACGGGGTGCTATCGTCTATAAACGGATCATCCTTTGGTAGCTCGTCTGATCCTGCTGGTTTAAATCCTTGTGGGATTTTTTCTTTGCCGATTGATACGCTAAGAAACTTTGATCCTTTGGTGGATGTCTTAGTCCAGGCAGACAAGTAATGCTCTTTGCCGTTGACCATAATTGTTCCAGTAAAATCAGGATGGTTATCAGAAGCCTTACGCTCGTTCTTGAAAAGACTTCCTGATCCTTCTTTTGGTGTATATGCCATGTGTTTCCCCTTATAAAATATCTTCTGCTACAGACTTCATTGATTGACTAGACTTCACTTGTTTTGGTGCTTCATCTTCTGGCAAATCCTCGCCAGCGTAGATATACAAACCAATGCCATGCAAGGCAATCGCTTTGACTAAGCATCGTTGCATAGCGGTATTGACATCCATTGCATTAGGATTTTGAATTGGTTTATTGACATGGTTTAGCACCGGAAGCATGGCAGTCATTGACTTGTCAAACGCTTGAACTGTGCAATACACCATCATTGAACCATCGGCAAATATTGTAGGATCGGTATACGACCAAGTAGCCATTGGGTCTTTTTGTAATAACTGATCTACGGCCCACGCCCAAGAAAGATAAGTAAAACGACCCTTACGTTCGGTATGGTCGTTGACATTAATCTTGCGAAGTTCTAAGTATTTAGACATTAGAACCTCCAAACACTTTACCAAAATCTTCAAACACGGATTGCAATAGATTATTGCGCTTGTTGTTTGGCTTTCCACAAGCTGCACGAATAACATCCACATCGTCTTGCGACAGTTCTGTGCCGTATTCCATGTTGTCTAACGCTATTTCCAAGCGTTGCTCCATTTCGGTCATAACTTGATACAACTCATCCATTTAAAATCCCCTTAAATGACATAGCGAAGTTGCTATATCTCCATTATTAAGTAATATTCAAGACTTTGCAATACCTTTGCAAAAATAATTACTTATGTTGTAAGATTGCTAAATGGGACTAAAACTTACAGATTCAGCAATAATTGACTTGCTTGGAGGAACTGCCAAAGTAGCCAAATTAACGGGTGTAAGCCCAGCAGCAGTTAGTTTGTGGCGAAAAAACAACATTCCAGCATCTCAATACGCATTTTTAGGGGCAACTCTTGAGAAAGAGTCGCATGGTTTAATCACACGCAAGGACTTGTTTCCACAATCTTGGCATTTAATTTGGCCGGAGTTAATATGAATAGAGAAGAAATGTTGTTAGATATGCTTAAACAAGCTGATCTAGAAATTAAAGTTTTGCAAGAACGGATTGCATTTTTGACCAACGAAGTCAAAGCGCATCGTGATTTGTTAAATGCACTTGGCCCTGTGGCTTTTTCGGGGCAACACTAATGGAAATTTTAATTAAAAAAATCAAAGAAAATAAAGACGGGTCAGCCGAAGTCCACGTGCATTATGACAAGGAAGGATTGCATTTTCTTGTCCAGCAAGGAATGACTTGCACTTTGGTGGAAGCAATAATGATGGAACGTAACGGCAAAATGTTTCATGTTTCAAGCGTTTTGGACACTATTCCTAAGAAAACTGTTGTAAAAAAGCAACAAACAAAAAAGAAATAAGTTGTAGTAAACTTTATGGACAGGCTAGGTTCGCAACCGAAAAGTCGATTAGTCACCGATCTGCCATGTCCACCCTTTTGACTACCTTTGACAGAGGAATGAAGTGAATTTTTACCCCTTCCACATTGGCGATTATCTTGCCCACACAAGCCATTTAAACGATAAAGAAGACCTTGCTTATCGAAGAATGATGGATTGGTATTACCTTAACGAAAAGCCTTTTTCGCCAGATATACAAACAATAGCTAGATTGGCAAGAACTACTCCCGAAACTGTAATTATGATTTTGGGCGATTTTTTCTATCAGGATGACGATGGTTATTACCATAGCAAGCGAGCCGATGAGGAGCTGGCTAAATATAAAGCTATGCAGGATGGGGGTCGCAAAGGGGCTGAAAAGAGGTGGGCAAAGGGTGGCGATAGCCCCCCTAAACACCCCCCAATGCAAACCAAGAACCAAGAACCATTAACCAAGAACCAATTAAAAACACCTGAAGGTGTATCTGATGATTTATTTAAAGATTACTTAGCAGTTCGCAAAGCCAAAAAAGCTAAATGGACTGAAACGGCTTTTAAAGGATTACAGCGAGAAGCAGATAAGGCTAAAATGTCCCTCTCTGATGTAATGCAAATGTGCTGTGAGAGGGGATGGGCAGGATTTAAAGCTGAGTGGGTTGCAGAATCAGTTATTACACAAAAGAAAAATCCGTTAATAACTAACGACCAAATTGAAGAAGCGTATAGAATTGAATGTGGCAAAGACCCAAAATTGGCCCGTTTTAATAGCTATTATGAAATGAAGGATTATGTTATTAAACAACGGGAACTTCGATCTAGAGGCGATACATAAGGCGGGAGTGCGCCAGCTTTGTAAGTGGCGATCAGAATGGGGTTTGGCTAAGTTTAGATTGTATATTTCAAAGTATCAGTTGCCAGAAGCATTATTAAAAGATTTTTACAAGCAATATCAATTAGGAAACCGAGGGGAGTGGGGAAAATGGATAACTTCAAATTAATAGATACTTTTGATCCTGCGCCTATTGCAGCAGAGCTAACCAAAAGTCAATTTTGGGATTGGTTAAACCTACGTAGAAACGATCCTACATTGCAACACACCAACGTCAAAGACATTGTGCTTCGGTTTCAGTCTGTAATGTACGACTCCACCTATCAAACTTTTTTTGAGAGTTTGAAGTGCGAAGATTATTTTTCACAGCGTTACCATCCTAAGACAATGAATGTAGTCTATGACTTTTTCCCTATTCATCTTTTAGGGCGTGTAATGGTAGCCAATCTTAAACCTAGTGGATATATTGGTTATCACATAGATGAAGGGAATTACGCTAAAAAACATGACCGATACCATTTTGTAGTAACAAGCAACGACCAAGTATCATTTACTTCTGGTAACGAATCGTGCCACATGAAACCTGGTGAGATATGGTGGTTTAACAATCAAGCCCTTCATTCTGTAGCCAACAAAGGTACAGAAGATCGTATTCATATTATTGTGGATGTTTGGAAATGAAAATATTAATTATGGGTTTACCCGGCTCTGGTAAAACGACTTTTGCTAAAAAACTTAAAGAACTTTTAGAAGTTAAAGGCCACATGAGCTATGAAAGAGCTTTAATGTTGCCAATCAATACCAATCCTATAGTGACTTGGTTTAATGCAGATGATGTCAGAAAACGTTTTAATGATTGGGATTTTTCTAAAGAAGGGCGTATTCGTCAATCTATTCGCATGGCTGACTTTGCAATATCGGCTGGTGGTGATTATGTAATTTGTGATTTTGTAGCCCCTTTGCCTGAGATGCGTAATAACTTTAAAGCAGATTGGACTATATGGATGGACACTATAGACGAAGGAAGGTTTGAAGATACAAACCAGCTTTTTGTAAAGCCTGATGTTTATGATTTCAGAATCCCAAATTGGGATAATTCATGGGGAGAGTTTGTTGTCAACCATATTGTTAATAATTGCCGTAGGCCAACTTTTTCTTGGAAACAAGAAACTGTTCAAATGTTGGGCAGATGGCAACCCTGGCATAAGGGGCATCGTGCGTTGTTTGAAAGAGCTATTAAAAAAACAGGGCAAGTAGTCATTCAGATACGAGATTGTCAAGGATGGAATGACAGTAACCCATTTAGCTTAGAACAAGTCAAAGAAAACATTAAACGTGATCTTGACCCTCTATATCAAGGGCAATATTACATTCAAGTTGTGCCTAATATTGTCAATATCACCTATGGGCGTGATGTTGGATATAAGATCGAACAAGAAACTTTTGATGAATCTATCACCAGCGTTAGTGCTACTAAAATTAGAAAAGAGCTTGGTTTAAAATGACGGCAATGTTTTTACCTAAGCACAATTTAACTTTTGTGCATATTCCTAAAAATGCTGGCACATCCATCATTAAATGGTTCACCAAATACAAATCATTTTTTGATGCCGACCCTATTTTTATGGGCCATCACGAAAGTCTGCCAATGATTGCTAAAGTAATGCCTTGCATTACAACCTTTGCGGTAGTCAGAAACCCTTACGATAGATTGGTGAGCTTTTATACTTTTGCTAGAGATGGTCAAACAGAATGGTGCATAAAATTTAGGCAAGCTAATGGTTTAGAGGAGTTTCCTGACTTTGCCACATGGGTAGATCGGTTAGAAAGCTACGATACTTTGCATTGGTTTAAAACCACCACCAATCAATTTGAATGGATACCTGATGGGGTAACTCATCTTTTGCGAACAGAGAGCTTAGATAACGATTTTAAGCCCATTCAAGACATTGTAGATTTCGGTGTTACTTTGGATGTTAATAACAAATCAGATCACGAATTGTATAAAAACTTATACACAGACAAGGAAAAAAATAAAGTTGCCAAGTTGTTTGAAAAAGATTTAGACTTATACAAATACACTTTCTAGGGGGAAAGATGCTTGAAAAAACAATTATTGCTGCTACCGGCATGGGTTATCTAATGGTCGGTGTTTTGCAATTACGCAAAGGTGCATTTCCTAATGCAATTATTTGGTTAGGCTATGCGTTTAGTCAAATTGGTCTATGGTTGGCTCTTAGATGAATTATTTATCCGTTTGTTCTGGCATTGAAGCTGCCACAGTTGCTTGGCATCACATGGGTTGGAAGCCTGTAGGTTTTAGTGAAATTGAGAAATTTCCTAGCCAAGTGCTTGCACATCACTATCCACAAGTCACTAATTTTGGTGATATGACTAAATATAAAGAATGGAATATAAATGACACAGTTGGACTTTTGGTCGGAGGAACTCCCTGCCAATCATTCAGCGTTGCAGGCCTTAGAAAAGGACTTGAAGACCCAAGAGGAAATCTTGCCCTTACCTATGTTGGAATTCTTGACAAGTTTAGACCCAAGTGGTGCATTTGGGAAAACGTGCCAGGTGTCCTCAGTTCAGGCGAAGGAAGGGATTTTGGTTCATTCCTCGGGGCGTTGGGCGAACTCGGGTATGGGTGGGCCTATCGGGTGCTTGATGCTCAATACTTCGGAGTCGCACAGCGAAGGCGTAGAGTGTTTGTTGTCGGATGTCTTGGAGATTGGCAATCTGCCGCAGAAGTATTATTTGAGTCCGAAAGCCTGCGAAGGGATATTAAGAAGGGCAGAAGCGAGAAAAAAGATATTGCCAACTGCATTACAAAAAGCCCTTCAAGCCACAGTAGCTACAATCCAGCAAGAAGTGAAGGAAACGCTGTAGTTGTTCAATGGCCTGCAGATAAGGCAAGTACATTAAATGCTTCATTTGGAGAAAAACTTGGTTTAGAAAATCAACATATAAATTCTGGTGCGCCATTATTTGTAATGCAACCCATTCCAATTCATGCTCAAGCAACTCAATATAAAGGTGGTGGAGCAAACAGAAACAACGATGGAAAGGGAAATGGTTTAGGCATTGGAAAACCTGGTGACCCAATGAATACGCTAGATACAGTCAGCCGCCATGCAGTTGCTTATGAAAATCATGGCACAGATAGCAGAATCAAAGAAATTGAAATAAGCCCTACTGTTACTGCTAGATGGGGAACTGGTGGCAACAATGTTCCATTAGCTATTGGCTCATCTGATATTAGCGGAACATTAAGAGCTAATCCAGGTAGCGGATGGCGTAGTAACGGAACACCTGTGGAAGCAGTAGCTATACAAAACATGGCAGTTCGTAGGCTTACAGAAGTGGAATGTGAAAGACTACAAGGCTTTCCTGACAACTACACAAATATTAAAGAAAACTGTCCAAGCGGTGTAAGATATAAAGCTCTTGGAAATTCTATGGCTGTGCCAGTAATGCGATGGATAGGGGAAAGAATAAATGAAAGATTATGATCCAAACGATGCGATTGACTTCATTTTTAAAACTGCGCCTGCGTATGCGAAAGCGAAGGGTGAACTTGCGGAGCTTGAGGCATTTAAATCAAGCCTCAAAGCTATTAAAATGTCTGAATCATCGGAGCAAAGTCTTGGGGCGCAAGAAAGAGAAGCGTATCGCTCAGAGGCTTATCAGGATTTATGTAAAGCCATTGGAGTGGCGACAGAAAACGCTGAAGCGTTAAAATGGAAACTTCAAGCAGCAGTTTTAAGAGTAGAAATCTGGCGCACAGAACAAGCCAGCAACCGATCAATAGAAAGATTAACGAGATGAACGATTATGCAGACATTATTCTTAAACTTAACTCATTCATCAGACACTATCACGAAGCGGTACTTAAAGGTAAATATTCACAAGCCTATTTAATTGCTTGTTCTATAACAGAATCAGCGCAAGAGTTAGAAGATTGGACTAGCAC